ATCTTCAGGTTTTTGAGTTAAGTCGTAATCAACTTTAGGTGTTTCAACTTTAACTTTAGGTTGTGATATTTTTGAAACATCTACCGCTAAGTGTTTAGCCCCTGTTGAAATAGCTTTAGTTCTAACGTAATAACATAACGTCTTCAAACCTTTTTCCCATGAATGGAAGTGTGATGAGGTAATCTTTGACAATGTAGGGTTAGCCATATAGATATTCATTGATTGTGATTGGTCGATGAATGGTGCTCTGTCCGCCGCCATGTTAATCAATTCTCTTTGTGAAATCTCCCAAATTGTTTTGTACTTACTAATCAAGTGTTCAATACGTTTAACTTTCTTGGTATAGTTTTTATCCTCAGTATCGAGGTGATTATTGAAGTTAATGTTTTGAACTGAACCTTCATTTAAAATGATTTCATTTTTCAAATCCTCACTCCAAATACCAATCTTTTCAAAGTCATTAATCAAATACTTGTTCACAATCATAATCTCACCACCAACAACTCGTCTGTTAAATAACGCTGAGTGAGCTGGTTCTGTCATTTCAAATGAACCTGTAATCTTAGCTGAAGATGCTACAGGCATCTGAGCCGTGAATAATGAGTTACAAACACCGTAAGTTTTAACTTCTTCTTTTAAAGAATCCCAATTCCAAAGACCACTTAATCCTTCATAATCTAACCCCCACATATCAAATTGAAATACCCCTTTTGACATTGGTGAACCTTTAAAGTGAGCGTATGGTTTGTGTATCATTGTTTTACATAATTCCATACTTTCAGTGATTGCTGCAAAGTAGATAGTTTCAAAAATAGTTTTATTTAATTTCTTAGCCTCTTCAGATGTGAAAATGTAATCCATCAAATAAAATACGTCAGCCAAACCTTGAGTACCAATCGCAATTGCTCTTTGGTCTAATCCACCCTTTCTACCTTTTTCAGTTGAATAACTGTTAATATCAATAACTTTGTTAAGAGCTCTAACAACTTTTCTTACTTCACTATAAAGTAAGTTAAAATCAAACTCACCTTTCTCAATAAAGTTTTTCAATACCATCGAAGATAATGTACAGATTGCCGTAGTTTCTTCATCGGTGTATTGGTAAATCTCATTACAAAGGTTTGATTGTTTAATCACCCCAATGTTTTGGTGGTTTGTTTTCTTGTTAGCATTGTCTTTAGAACATAAGTAAGGAACACCTGTTTCAACTTGTGATTCAACAATCTTAGTCCAAACATCTTGTGCTTTAACTTTTTTACCAAGACCTAACTCAACTGCTTTGTTGTAGTTTGATTCGTATTCATCACCATAACATTCTTGAAGTGGTTTAATACCCGCTTTAAGAATATCGTTAGGACAGAACAAATACCAGTCAGAACTTTCCTTTACCGCTCTCATGAAGTTGTCAGGAATCCAAAGAGCCGTGAATAAATCTCTTGCTCTTAATTCTTCTGCACCTGTGTTCTTTTTGATATCTAACAAGTCCATAACATCTTTGTGCCATGGTTCGATGTAGATAGCAGCACTACCAGGTCGTCTTCCTTGTTGGTTAAAGAATCTTAATGACTCGTTAACTATTTTCAAATACTTCAACAATCCACCCGCAAATCCACCTGATGAATTGATACGACTTTCTTTACTTCTGATGTTAGACATTGATAAACCAATACCTGCAGCGTCTGAAGAATAAGTTGAAATATCATTCAATGTTTGTAATAAACCATTACGTGAATCAGAATTATTATAATGTAATACACAAGACGCTAATTGAGGGACTTTGGTTCCTGAATTAATAATGATTGGTGTTGCTGGTGAAATAAGTTGATTTGACAATGAATTGTAATATTCAACCGCTTCTTCAAATGAGTTTGTTACCCATAGAGCAACTCTCATATACATGTGTTGTGGTCTTTCAACTACTTTACCTTGGGGTGTCTTTAACAAGTACATTTCTTGTAAAGAACGCCAAGCGAAGTAATCAAAGTTATAATCATTCTCGTGATTAATAACCTCATCAATTTTGTCATGACCATAAGAGTCCATGATTTCAATTAATTTGTCATTGATTACACCAGTCGAATACAACTCCATAATAGTTTCACAAAAACTATCATTGGTTTCTTTGTGATACGCAGAAATCGCAACTGATGAAGCCAATCTTGAATAGTCATGGTGACTACCAGTATAAGCCGCAGCAATTTCGTAAACTAACTTATCTAACTCTTTAGTTGTAATAAGCCCTTCAGTTGGAACTGATGTAATAACTTTGATGAAGATTTCATCAGAGTTTACGTTCAATCCTTTCGCCGCACGTTTAACTCGATTATAGATTTTTTGAGGATTGAATGATACGTCCTCACCGTTTCTTTTTTTAATTTTTAATGACATCATATTATTTTAATATTAGAAATCTTCCTCGAAGGAGATTGTCTCATTTAATTTTGCTTTTTGATATTCTACCGTTCTTGACTCAAAGAAATTTCCTTTTGTCTCAACAGCAATTTGTTCCATGAATTTAAATGGTTGTTCAACATTGAATTCTTTTTTACATCCCAACTTAACCAATAAACCATCAACAACAAACTCAAGATATTGTTTCATTAAGTTTGAGTTCATACCGATTAACGATACTGGTAAGGATTCAGTAATGAATTCTTTTTCAATCTCTAATGCGGATAATAAAATCTCACGGATTCTTTTCTCACTTGGTTTGTTTTCAATGTGGTTGTTTAACAAGTGGATTGCGAAGTCACAATGTAAGTTTTCATCTTTAAAGATTAAAGAATTAGCGTTACATAAACCTTGCATGATACCTCTTGATTTCAACCAGAAGATTGAACAGAATGAACCTGAGAAGAAGATACCTTCAACCGCAGCAAATGCCACCAATCTTTCTTGGAAAGATGATTTTTCAATCCAATCCAAAGCCCATTTAGCCTTCTTTTGAACTGCAGGTAGGTTGTCCAATGCGGTGAAACATAAATTCTTTTCTTCCTCATTTGAGATATAAGTGTCAATAAGAAGTGAGTACATCAAGCTATGGATGTTCTCCATCATAAGTTGGAACCCATAGAAGAATTTTGCTTCAGGGTATTGTACCTCACGATAAAAGTTTTCAGCCAAGTTTTCATTAACGATACCATCAGAAGCCGCGAAGAACGATAAAATGTTTTTAACAAAATATTGTTCGTTCTCAGATAGATTATTCCAATCTCTGATGTCATTAGTTAAATCTACTTCTTCAGCCGTCCACAATGCCGCTTGGTGCATTTTGTAGTACTCCCAAATGTCATTGTGTTGGATTGGGAAGATAACAAACCTATTAGGGTTCTCTATTAATATTTTTTCCATAATTGTTTTTTGTGTGTTTTAAGATTGTTTTTGTTCTTCTCTTTGTTTTCTCTTTTCCAACAGTTCTTTAACTCTATCTCTTTTTCTTTCCTCTTGTTGTTCTTCAAAACCTAAGAATGTTACAGATGACTCTGTATCGATTTCAAGTAGTTCGTTGTTGAACTTACAGTTCTCGAACACTACCCCATCTTTACCAATACGTGATTTGGTAATCGCAATAGTTGCTAAGTTCATTTCTTTTTGTTGTAAAGTTTTAGCCACGGAAATGATAACGTGTCCAACTTGTGCTTTCTTAATAGAACCACCCATCTGGTCGGTGGTAACAACCTCAGAAGATATAGAGCTTCTGTTACCCTGTGTTGCTGTCCATCCTACTAATGATAGTTCGTGACACATTGCCTCAAAACCTCTCATTACGGAACCTTCAGCTTTCCATTCATCTTTACTTGAACTTTCAGGAACGACACAATCAATGTAGTCCAAAAGAACCAAATCAATCTTAGTACCATCAGCAATCATCTTTCTGATTTGGTTTTTGATTTGATTCATAGTCATTGAATCTGAAGGGAGTTTTTTCAAGATTAACTCGTTCTTCATCGTTTCTTTGATGTCCGTGATTTTAGCCATTACTTCCTCTTTGTGTTTTACCAAGTTGTCTGGTTCGATACCCGTCCAAAGTGTGAAGTGTTTACGTTGTACAATCTTTGGGTTGTCCTCAAAAAAGATTTGAAGAACATTGTATCCAAGATTAAACGCATTGTTCGCAATCTTTGTTAGGATGGTTGTCTTACCAACACCTGTGGGTGCTAAGATAACACCAATTTCTCCTTTTGCCAAACCACCTTTAAGTAATCTGTCAATACCTGGTATTCCAATCGCAATTGGGTGACGGAAATCTTCATCAAGTACGGTGTCAAGGTTAGAGAAGATATCAGTTGTTCCTGTATCTCTTTCCCCAACCTGAAGAGCTTCACGTACCAAACCTTCAACTTTGTCATAAGATTCAAAGTCACCTTCGGTAATGATTTTTTGGGCTTTGTCCATCGCCTTCTGTAATTCTTGTTGTTTACAGAACTTCAACGCTTTTTCTTGAACGAACATTGTTCCTTCAAATGGAGCGTCTTTTACTTGTTTGATAGTGTCAAGGACAATTTTTGCAACTAATTCTTGTGAAATTTCTGATTTTACAATCTGCTCAAGAGTATCGAAGTTAGGGGTAGATTGGTATTTTGCGTGGTACTCCTTGGTCATTTGCAAGATAATCTTGAAGTATTTGTTATCAAAATAAGAACTCTCAATTACATCCATAATTGATGTTGAAAATTCTTTGTCCACGATAAGTTGGTTTAAAAGTTGTATTTGGAATGTATTCCCTAAGTAGTCAAAATTCTTGTTCATATTGTATTTTTTCTTTCGTCTGTTTTATTAAATATACCTTACTTTAAGTCAAAGCCCAAATAATCAAAAGATAATTTTTGACCTGAAAAAATGTCAGTTAATTCACGTAAAACGTCTTTAAGAAATGGTCGTACATCAACCGTATAACGAACTTTTGGTGGGAACAATTTTCCGTCAAAATATCTATGACAAATTGTCTGTTCTCCAATTCTAACATAAATGTTGAATTGCTCACTTCCTTCAGTGAACGATGTGTCCATGATTGAAGGGTCAGTTACGATTGCGTCTTTGTTGTCCATCATGTACACAACAGTTTTCATCTTAAGGTTGTACTCAAGTTCTTCTTTAAGTCGTTTAATGAAGTCGTATAACTCCAAAGAATTTTTTGCTTTTGGGTTATACCCACGAACATTGAAAAATCTTTGAACCACGATGTTGTCATTCAACGTCAATAAGAATTCCATTTTGGTGCTGTCTTGCTCTTTCATAATTTAATTTTTGTTTGTATTTCTTTTTTCTTTTCTTGTTAGTTTCATAAATGGTGTGAGGAAGTTAACCCAAGCTTCATCGTTCTTGGGTAGATACTTAAAGAGACCATCTTCCATCATCATTCTCATTAAGTTTTTATATCCCCTATCTGTAGGGTCTATAGTGTCGGTTAAAATTTGTTCAACTAATTCTTTTCCATCGGCAGTGATTAAAGGGTTTGTAAGGTCGACTATCTTTTTGTTGGTTGTATAAAACTCTTCTCCAAATATAGTTGATTTAGTTTTACCAGTCAAAAGATTTGTCAATGTTTTGGAAGGTTTCTCTTGCGGGAGATTTCGTGCATAATCCAAGATTTCTTCGATAGTGCATGGTTTTTCCTGCAATTGTGGGAATAACTTAACCAAAGTTTTTTCTCCAAGTCCTTGAATACCATCAATGTTATCGGACTTGTCTCCTGTAAATACTTTAGTTACCAATACATTATAGTGAGGTATGTCCACCTTGTTGATGGAAATCATATCTCCGTTTTTAAAGTATTGTTTTGTGATTGGCGAGTAGATGGTCACGTTCTCGGAGATAAGTTGTGTAAGGTCCTTATCCGCAGAAAAAATGATAATCTTTTCGTCTTTAGATATTCTACAATAATGTGCGATGAGGTCATCAGCTTCATTATCTTCAACTTCAAGTTGCCTTACAAAAATTTCTTCGAGATATTGTTTAACACGAGCTCTTTGATACAAATACGATTCGTATTTATATTCATTCATACTCTCTCGTCTGTTCTCTTTATACTGGGGGTATATAGATTTTCTGATAGATGAATTTGATTCACCATCCCAAAATACAACAACCTTATCATGGTTGTGTTCTTCAAGGAATTTACGGAGTATATTCACAAAGTGAAATACTCCGCCCACGTGGTCTCCGTTGTTAAAAACATCTTTGGCTCCGTGGAATCCTATTTTAAATAAGTTATTACCGTCTACTAATAGTGTCTTAATCACATTTGTGATTTAAAGGGTGAAACAATATATTAATCCTCTTTTTCTTCTTTTAATTCAAAATCAATTGAATTAACTCCAAGAATATCTTTCCAATATTCTGCATATTCTTTCTTGTAGTTTTCAATCGAAGCTTTCTCTTCAGACGCTTCTTTACCCGCCAAGAATCCGTGTGGTGTCACAATAATCTTTCCGTCCTCATAACCCAAACCATTGATGTGGTTTTTCATTACAGATACTTTTGTTCTGATTGCAAACTTAACACTTCTTTTGTCTTTTGTTGCGGTAATCTTGTTTGTTCCCGCACCTTTTTGATTACCAAATAAGAACACCAAAGATGAGTTTAACCAAATAGCCTCACCACCTTTAGCTTTAATTTTTGGTTGACCAAATGGATTGTCAGGTAATTCAACCCAAGGTTGATTAACAATAACTAATGTGTTTTCGTATTTTGAATCAGATTTACGTGAACCTGAAATACGTTGGTTGATACCCATACCTATCTTATCTGCTAATACAGATGCATTGTGTTGTTTACCACCTTTACCATCAAATGTCATCTTACAAGGAACTGAACCAACTGAATCCCACAAGAATAATAAACTGTAATCCAATTCACCTTTTTCTTGTGCATCTAACAAACTATTAATGTAGTCAGTAATTTGTTCAATGTAATCAAAATCATTGTTAAAGATGTAAAAACCATCCCAATCAATTTCACCTGTTTCAGTATCAACAACCTCATCACATTCAAAACCCATAAGTTTTGCGTGTTCAAAAGACCATTTCTGTTCTGTAATAATGAATACAGGTAGAATACCTTTCTTTTGAGCATCAACGGCAGCTTTAACCAACGCAGTTGTTTTACCTGTGTCAGAGTGACCCAAGAACATATTTAAGTGCCCAATCGCAGGACCTGGTAGTCCAACAGCGTCCAAGAAGTCAGGACCTAAATCAAAAAATCTTTGTGGTTTGTATTTAGCCGAAGTAGAGAATTTTTTCTTTACCGCACTAAAATCGTTCTTTTTAATTGCCATAATGTCTTGAATAAAATTCTTTTAGGGTTACAAGTTTATCCGAAGCGTTTGCAAGTTTTTCAACAAAATTATCCATTTCTTCCAAGTGTTGAGGGTGTTCCCCAATTCCTACCGCGTTCTCCATATAAACCATTAATGTTGCCTCAGCTTCAGCAACTTCACTCTCGTATTTCAATACAAGAGATTCAAACATTCTTTTTCCTATTCTATTTTCCATGTGTTTTTTTTATAAAAGAAAAGAGCTTGGACACTACGTCTAAGTAAATGTCCAAGCTCAGTTTAATTAGAATGGTAGTTCAGAGTCAACCTCGTCGTTAGCCTGTGGGTCAACGATTGGTGCAGATTTACCACCACCGATTGATGTTGTAGATTCTGTATCGTTCAAGTATACATAACCACCTTTTTCACTATCCCATTTTGGAGTTTCTCCACGAGCAATTGCTTCAAGATAGTCAACAGGTTTTTTGGAATATACGTCCATCCAAGTCATTTCGTCATTAATCCAAGCATCACCTTGAGCTTTGTCTTCATGAACAGGAGCTGGGTCATCGTACATGATTGTAGAAATACTTGTGTATTCTTTACCTGCTGGTGTTTTAGATTTTGTCAATTCGATAACAAGGTCACGTCCTTTTTCAGGGTCAGTGATATCACCTTTGTTTCTCCAAATTGGAATGATTTTATCCAAGATACCATCATTCTTATAGTTGTGTTTAAATCTCCAAAATTTAACACCATCTTCTTCGTGGTCACGGTCAATAACCTTAACGA